CCAGCGCATCGACGACGGTACACAAGCCGCCCTGCGCGTTCAAGTTATTAAAGCGTTCCTTTTCCGCGCGCTCCTCGCTTGCAGGTCGAGCGCAGTCTTTTGGCAGTAGGGGATCCCAGAGGATTAGACAATGGCGAGAAAAAAAGCAGAGCCCGTCGAAACGCCGGCGTATGCCGTGGTCAGCGACGAGGAAATCGAATATCGCAAGCGTCTAGCAGATATGCGCTTGACCGAGGAGCGCGCGGAAAAGGAACGCTTTAATAACTTGAACGCGCAGGGCGGCTTGTGTACCGTCGTCGATGCGCTGGACGCGTTCGATAAATTTCTTGTGCCTTTTGTCGATTTTATCGGGCATTTCCCCGACTATGTGCAAGCAATCGTTCCAAACTTGACGCCGAAGCAGTACGGGAAAATCAAAACGAAGATAAACGACCGGTTGAGGGAATTAGGCGAGAATCGACTTGCAATCAAAGTGCACACGACGAAAGACACGTTGGAGGACAACAGGGCGTATCACGACAAGAGCGCACGATTGAGCGCGGAGCGCAAGGGTAAGTAGGCGATGGGGATTGAGTATTTCAAGTTGCCGATATTTGACCGTCGCCCTTATTGCGATCCAGCCGAGTGGGCGCAAAGATACCGATACATGAAAACAACGGCGTCGATGTTCAGTTTCGAGCAGTCGCCATACTTCGAGTTGCCAAATCAGGTGATGGGGGATTTGGCGGGGACGGCTTGTGTTGTGCTCAAAGTGCCCAGTCAGACGGGTAAAACGGAAACGCTCATCAATATGCTTGGATGGATCGTCGAGTACGATCGGGCGAACACGTTGCTCATCATGGACACGAAGACCAGTGGCATCGCGCTGTCGAAAAACCGCATTCGACCGTTTTTGAGGGACGTTTGCGGGCTTGACTATTCCAAGACGGCATCATCGAAGGGCAAGGATAACGACCACTCGATGAACGCGGTGGATTTGGGCATTGGGCGAGGTGCGAACGTGAAGATCGGGTCGAGCCGTTGCGCGGGCGATCTTTGTTCGACGCCTGTTAAATATTTGCTCATGGACGAGCTCGACAGATGGCAAAAAGAGATCCTGGGCGAGGGTGATCCGATCTCTCTCGCCTTTCAGCGTCAATTGCGATTCCGTGGAATGGCGGTGATGTGTAGCACACCGACGCTAGAGGATGGGCGGATTAACAAGTATTTCAAACAAGGCACTTGCGAGACGTGGTGCGCGGTGTGCAAGTGCGGCGCCTTCATGCCGTGCCGGTGGTCGGATATTGACTGGAGCGAGCCGAGCGAGCCGACGATTGCTTGCAAAGAGTGCGGGCAAGTATACACGGAGATGGACATAAAGGGGCTTGATCATGAGTATTCGCCCCCGGCGAACGCCGAGCCGTTCAAAGACAACTTCGGGCGGATTTGGCGATCGTTTGAGGTGTTTGGGACGTTGTGTCATTCGTTCTATTCGTGGAAGTCTCTGCGGGATTATGAGATTCAAGCGTTAAAGACGGGGGAAGCATCATATCAATCGTTTGTGAATACGCGCCTTGCAGAGATTTACAAACCGCGTGATGAATTATCGGTCGAATTGCCAGCGCTTATGAGGGAATGCAGGGACGATTATTCGCCTTATGATTTGCCCGTCGAGGTGGACTTTTTGTGCGCAGGCATCGACACGCACGACAACTGCCTATTCGTCGAGGTGGTGGGATTCAGCAAAGACGGGCGCGAGCATTGGGGCGTCGAGTACTTCGTTGCGCCTTACGACTTGCAATCCCAGGGCGGTATTCGCGATTGCCTGGAAATGCTTGCGACAAAGACTTATGCGCGTGTTGACGGCGTCGAATTGAAGATTGCATTGTCGTTTATCGATTCGGGTGGGCATCGAACGAACGAGGTTTACACGATGGCTGCGCGTTCGTCTCGAATGATGGCGATTAAGGGCATTGCGAGCACGAAAGACAAACAAGACCCATTGATCCGCAAATTGTCGAAAGTGTCGTTAAACGGCAATGTGAAGGGCAAAACGCATTTGCTGGTGTTGGGCGTCAATGCGGGAAAAGACGCGTTATTCGACATGGAGGTGCGTACAATCACGGGGGATCGGTGCTTGCACTATTGGGCGGGCGGGGGCTATGATAAGACGTATTTTGCGGGGCTATTGAGCGAAAAGAAAGTGGGCGGAAAGTGGATTGCGCCCCAGCGAGGAAGCACGCCGAATGAGCCGCTAGACTGTCGCGTTTACGCAATGGCGGCGGCGGAGTATTATTTGACTAAGATCATCCCACGTGGGCTTGATCCAGATTATCGGAGGAGAAATATGGCAAAAAAGGTTAGTAAAAAAGCAGAAAAAGAGCAAGAACAAATTGTTATAGAAGAGCAAAAGCCGTATAATGGCGAAGAACGCGAGGTGGAGGCGCCCAAAGAGCCGAAGTCCGTGGACAATTCCGCGTTGAAATACGAACAGTTCTAGGAGGCGAGGATGGCGGAGGCGATATACACGACACGGCGAACAATGCTAATCGAGGAGCGCAACCGCCTTTCGCAAGCGATTGCGGATGCGTTCGGCGCATTAACGGCGCTCATGAACGGCAAGATCACGTCGTATAGTTTGGGGACGTGGACGATTTCGAGGGCGCAAGCGGATATTGACAAGTTGAAGCAATGGCTAAAAGATGCGCGGTTGAGGCTTGCAGAGATTGACAACATATTGACGGGGAGACCACAACGCCAAACATCGGTGTGCGTTTACAATAATCCGTTTAACGTCAATCCGTATTTCGGGGGGATATAATGCTTGAATTGGCGAGCAACATAGGCTTTGCGGCAGGCAGTGGCGCACCCAATAGCCAGACATTGGCTGGCTTTAACGGCGTATCGTATAGCGCGACGGCAGACATATTGCCCACGCGTCAAATTCTGGTCAGTCGTGCGCGCCAATTAGATATGACATGTCCGTTGGCGAGTGCGGCGATAGACCGCATGACGGGCGGCATTATCGGCGCAGGGCTAACCTATGCTGTCAGCGACACAAGCGAGTTTTTCGACAATGAGTTCTACCGAGCATTGACGGACGAGTTGAAGCGGCTTTTGAAGCGTCGAAGCATTTCGCGTCTATTTGATGCGCAATGCAGATTGACGTTCAATCAGATTCAGGAAATGGCGTGCCGAAATTGGCTATTGTCTGGCGACGTGTTCTTCGTTCGACGGCAACAGCCAAACGGCGCGTTCGCGTGGCGCGCCATCGAGTCTGATCGAGTTATGAGCCCGTACTATATGTTTAGTCCAGATTCGACCGAGAACGGCATGAGCTTTTACGCGCTCATCAATCCCGACACGGGAAATCGAATCATCGACGGCGTAGAGCTGGACGACGATGCTTCCCCCGTCGCTTATTGGGTTGTCAAAGACTACATCAACAAACCGTTGCTTGTCACACCTGAGCAAATCGAGCGCATTCCGTCGCATGATTCGGATGGCTTGCCTGTTATGATTCACTTGTTCAAGCCGACGCGCCCAGACCAATATAGGGGCGTTCCGTTGCTTGCCAACGTGATTGAGACGTTGCACAACACGCGCAACTATGCGCAAGCGGAATTGCAGGCGGCAATCTTTCAATCGGCGGTGTGGGGATTCTTCACGTCGAATAATCCGACGAGCGACGAAACCGTGCCTTTGAGCGATGGGTATCTGGACGAGAAGATCCCGTTGAACGAAGAAGCCGTCAAAGAGGATTTGCAATTGTCGCCTTATACGCAATCGAGGACGAACAGCATCAAATCGCAATTGTTCCCAACGGCGAAGGTTATGAGCGCGGGGCAATTCCAACATTTGGCGGAAGGCGAGGACGTCAAGTTCTTACAATCGACGCATCCAAACAACAATTTCGACGCGTTCATGAAGGCGCACAATTTGAGCGTAGCATCGTCAATCGGCATCCCACGCCAAGTTTTGGAGTGTTCATACGATGGGACGTATGCGAGCGCGCGAGGGAGCGTTTTGGAGGCGAATAGGACGTTCAAGGCGTATCGCTCATATTTCATCGAGTCATTCTTGAAGCCGCTTTTCGAGGTGTTCGCATACGAGGTTGTGGACGAATTGGGCGGTTTTGACGATCCGTTATTTGTTGCGCGCGCATTGTCGATTGAGTCAGTTTGGCAAGCGCCGGCGGCTCTTTGTCTTGATCCGCGAGCCGAGCTAGAGGGGGCGCGGATAGCCATTGAGATGGGCTTAATCGATGCAGATGAAGCGGCTCAAATGATATACGGGCACAAAGCAAAGAGAGGGGAAAATGTTGAAAACATTTGATATCTATTACGACATATCGCCGCTGTATCTGGAGGAGCTTGATAAGCATCTTCGGGCATGTGCGACGGATAAAGAAATCAATCTCAATATCTGTTCCCCAGGTGGGGATATTTATGCAGGCATCGCGATTGCCGAGAAGTTGCGAGCGTGCGGCAAGCGCGTGAATGCGCGTGTTTGGGGCTATGCGGCGAGCGCGGCTTTTACCATTGCGTGCGCGTGCGACTTCGTCGAGGCGTCGCCATTAACGCATTTCATGGTGCATAGTGCCTACGGATGGGATGGAGACGTTGACGAGGGCTGCAAACATGCGAACGAGTCGCAATTAGCGTTGATTCATCGCAAGAATGCAGACTACACAGAAAAGGATTTGTCGGAGGATCGCTGGTTCACTGCCAGTGAGGCGCAAGCCTTCGGGCTTGTGGACAAGATAGTCGAGTTTGAGGGAGACGCCGAGGCGAAGCGCGCGGTGGCGTATGGTTTTAGTAAGTTCCGAAACATTGGAGGGGACACGATGAAAGCCGAAGAAATGAAGAAAGAGGAAGTCATCGAGGAGACGCAGGCGGAAGATTTGTCGCCAGAAACCGTCGATGAAAAGGTTGAAGAAACCGTCGAGCAAGTCGTAGACGAGAAAAGCGACGACTTACTGGAGCAAGTGATCGAGCGCATCGAGGAATTGAGCGCGCGCGTAGCGGCTTTGGAGGAAAAGCGCGAAGCGGAATGCGAGCCCAGCGACGAGAAAAAAGCGAAATTGGCGGCGCGGCTTGCGTCTATTTCTCGCCCCGTTGCACGTGTTGTTGCGACAGAGGAAGAAAAGACCGCGCAGAACGCGGCGAAAGATCTTGAACGTTTCAAGGCGGTGTACGGAACGAGTTTCGACCGTTTCATTCGTGGATAAGCATGGAGGATTGAGAGATGGCAAATCACACGACGATTTTAATCAATGACACTGTAACTCAGGGGCAAACCTTGCTCATGGAGAGCCCGCGCCCGCAATTGTTGCAGACGCGCTATTTTCCGACCGACAACGTGACGGACGTTTTCGATAGCAAGAAAGTTATGCTTGACTTCGACAACGGCGATTTGCAGTCTGGCGCATTCTTTCAAAAGGGCTATGGCGACGGAAACAAGACGACCTATTACAGCGAAGTGTGCGAGCCGCCCCGCATCGCCGAAAGTGACATCATCGATGCAGGTGACCGCGATCGCGTGCTTTTCGAGCAATTGTGCCGAGCTCAGGGCAACGCCACGCCGAGTCATGCCGACGCGTTGAACGATTTGTTGCGTATCAAAGCTGGACGTTGTGCCGACCGCGTGCAACGCGGCATCGAGCGTCTTTGCTCAATGCTTTTGCAGAAAAACGCGCTTGCATTGCAATACAAGTCGAGCCCAGCGGCATCGACGAATGACGTTACGGTTGATGTTCAATACTTCAATGACGAGACCACGGGCGCGGCGGCAGACGACGGCAAGAATCCGCAGGTGTATGAGTCGAAGGCATGGGGCGGCGCGGATGCAACGCCTTATGACGACGTTTGCGCCATGTGTCGCAAGCTGGTTCAGAACGGCGGCAATGCCGTTGATTTGCTCATGAGCCCGCAAATGTGGGGACATCTCATCGCAGATATTACGAAGAAGATGGGCAACGGCATGCCCCAAATCAATTACACAATCATCAATAGCGGCGATAAGGGCGGCTTGTATGATGCGGATATTCTCGACGCCCAGCACGTCGGGAGCGCGAACTTCGGCGGCTACGTTTTGAATCTCATCGTTTACAGCGGTGCATATACCAAGATTGAAGAAAACAAAGAAAAGTTCACGCCGTATCTTCCCGACAATTTCGTCTGCGTTATCGCCCCGAACGTCGGGCACACATTGTGCGGCGCGGTCAATAAGGCGAGCGTCGGCGCATTCGTCAATGGAGGCGATGCGGCATTAGTACGTCACACGGGCAAATTTATTGTCACGAAGTACTTTGACTTCGCTAACGAGCAAGTGAGCGTTCGTTGTGAGTCGTTGCCATTGCCCGCGCCTTATCGTCGTTGGGGTTGGGTCACTAAGACGGATTCGGCGGGCTAGAAAGTGAGCAGGCGTTGATTTGCGAATGATTGACGATGCAAGAGGGGCGAGACGATGGAACGATTGACGGATATTGTAAACGCGGATTTACGCAACATTCTATGCGATTTTAGGGACTTTACACGCCCCGTTCGCTTGAAGGTTGGAAACGTCGTTTATTCGATTTATGCATCGTTGCAATCGGACAAAATCGCCTTGACCGCCGACATCGAGCCGATCAACGTCTATGAGCTTTCTATCTATTTCGAGGACATAACGGACGAGGCTTTCAGGCGTTCATTCGTCAAGGGCGGGATCGTTTTCATCTCGCTCGATGCGGAAGGGAATGATTCATGGGTTGGCTATCGCATTGTAGATACGGCGACGACGATGGGCGTATTGCGAAGCGCATCATTGATGCGCACGAAGGGGCGTTGAGGTTTTAAGTCATGCTTAATATCTTCACTTTAACAGAGCATATCGCGGCAGCGCTTCGGGCAGAGTTGGACGGCTTGACGTATCGATTCAAGGGTACGGACGAGCCAAACGACGCCACCGAGACGAAACCTCGCGTCTATACGTTCACATACGACGGCGAGTTGGATCGCGATTTATTGCCCGTGCATACGCCAAGCGTATTGTTGCAGGTGATAAAGCGAGATTGCGACGTGGTGTCGTATCTGGTGCATGTATACGTCGTGAACGCGTCAATCGTAGACGACGAAATCGCCATCGATTGCGGCGATGGATCGTATCGCATGGGCGAGGGCGAAGAGCCACGAGCAGGTGGAGCGCGGCGCGATTTATATCGCGCTTGTTTGCTATTGGGCGAGAGCGTCTACAATGCATTGAACACTATTTCACTATCGTGTTTGGCGCGTATCGACAACGTCGTATTGAACGCGCCCGTGGCTTACATGGAGAACTACCCCGCTTGCGAGTGCACTGTCTCTTTTGATTGTGCACTGGGCAACACCGAGAGCTTCGTCCGTTCTAGACTTGAGGAGATATTGTAATGGCGTTTACAAGGGATGGGATCTCACTATAAATCCTTCGGTTTCGAATACAATAAGCATCAATTATGTAGCAGAGGTGAGTATGGCAACAGAAAAATACGGAGCTTTTGGAGATTTGGGCAAGTCTCTAAGCGTGACGCCCGTTTCGACGGATACCGTTATCGCGGTATTGGCACGCGGAAAGACGGACATGAACGCCGTAACGTTCGCGGATTTATCGTCGTATTTGGGCGACAGACCGATCAATCCGTACGACGCTTGCGACATGTGCGCATATGCGCTTTATGCGACCGCAGGCGTTAATAATGTCGTTTGGTGCGGTGGTGCTGATTTAGCGGCTTGCATCAAGACGTTTCAAGACTACATGACGAGAACGCCTCAGGTTTCGTGCATCGTGATTGACGGCGGCTTCACGACGATCAAAGAGGACGCGGCGACGATCCTTGCAGGCATCAAAAAGATTGACGGACATTGGGACGCGACGGCGATTTTGAATTGTAATGCGGCGGCAGACCACACTGGCAAGCCTTGCAGTTCAGAAGATGCAGTCGTGACGATGGGCTTCATCAAGACGGGCGCAAACGTTTTGCCCCTTAGTGCCATTCGTGCAGGGCTTTGCGCACGAAGTGATGCGGAATACGGCGCGCCAGCCCGAAGCGGCGGCAATTTGCCAATACCGAACGCCGAGGCGTGGGGATCATTCGACGAAAAGAGCTTTACGCCAATGCCTATTAGCGAAACACTTGCGACGAGTTTGTCGGCGGAAGGCGTTTGCGCCGTCGTCAATTATTCGGGCACTTATCGCACATGGGGCGACCATACGAGCTTGTTCGCGGCGGGCACAGTTTCGGACGAGCGGGCACGATTCGACAATAGCATCAGAATGCTTCGTTCGATCACAAATCGCTTCCAACTCAAATACCGTGCTTCGATTGATTCGCCTTTCACATTGCAAATGCGAAACGACATCATCAACGAGCAACTGGACTATCTGAATGGATTAGTCGCTAAGGGCGCGCTCATCGGGAAGCCCACATGCGAGTTCAGAGCGATTGACAATCCAAAAGACAACATCCAAAAGGGCGAGTTCAAGTGGAATATCACGTGCACGACGACGAATCCGCTTAAATACGCCTATGTGAGCGTATCTTACACGAGCACAGGGCTTGATTCATTGGTAGAGGAGGGATAAAACATGCTGGTTCAAATTCCAAGACATGGTGCGATTAAAGGTTGCACGGTTTATGCGGCGCCCAATGGCGTCGCATTCAAGACGCCAGCGTGCATCGATGCAAGTGTGACATTGCCCCAACTATCATTCCCGACGAACACGATCCAAGCGATGGGCGGCTTCGACATTCCAGATCAAACGCGCCTAGACGCTATGACGTGCACGATCAGTGTTGAGGCTGGCGTCGAGTCAAACGAGCTCATGCAAAGCGGCAACGCGTCGTATATCATCCGATGGGGGCAAGAAGTCACGAATCCCGACGGCACGATCGGGCTTGAAAAGTGGCAAGCGTTTGTGTCTGGTATCGTTGCATCGAGTCCGGCGCCTTCTTTGGAGGTTGGACAATCTGGAACGAGCGACATTACAATCAATGTGAGTCGCTATCGCCTTGTTCATAACGACGTTAACGAGCTTTACGCGATTGACCGAATAGCCGGGATTCTTCGCATCAATGGCGAGGATTTGCGAGCACCTTTGAACGCTATTCTCTAGCGGATGAAGGCGACAAGCCCGTGACAATCACGGGCTTTTTGTGTATTTTGGAGCAGTGGAGGCGTTAGAAATGGACAATAAATTCAAGTTGAGAAAAGCAATAAATGGCATCGAGGAGCTAAACTTTGCGTTCGATAAGCTCTCGGCGATTGACTACAAAACCATATGCAGGATTGAGCGCAAGATGAACGGTTTGAGCGTCGAGCAATTAGCCGATTCAATCATTGCGAGTGCAGGGACGCGCAAAACGTCGAGCGAGTTTCGCATCGCGTGTGCATGGGTGGCGGCGGTCAAGGGCACGGAGGGGCTCACGGTGGACGACTACGATCAATTGTCGCTTGACGACTTATTGGAGCTGGAGACCTTCGGCTTGCTTTTTTTCGTCGGATCTTTGGAGTAGACGGCGCAAACTTCAAAGAGTTTTTTCTTCGCACCTATGGCGAGATCGGCGCGGTTTCGATGGCGTTCCACACATCGGCGACGGAGCTATTGCGGATGCCGTTGACGGACTTCTACGAAACATTCAGTTTAATCTACAAAGAATCGAATCGGAGACGTGGCAATGCGTAAAAGCCGATATGAAATAGAACTAGGGATCAAGGGCGACGACAAGGTGCGTGCCCAGATACGCGAGATTGACGACGGTGTCGCGAGCATTTCAGAAAGTGCGAGTAATCTTGACTTCAAAGGCGCGTTGAACGGGGCGCAAGAGCTATCGAAGAAGATGGCGGAGGTTGCCGCATCCGGCGAAGATGCGACTTTGCAGATGAACGCGTTTGAGGCGGCATCGAAGAAGGCGATAAAGGGACTTGAAAAACAGGCAAGCGACCTAACCTATTCGCTATCGGAGCAGGGAAAAGCCCAGCGAGCACGCCTTCGTGCGATTGACGACGAGATTTACAAACTAGGCAAGAGCAAAGAGGACGCCAAAAAGCGCAAAGAGCTTGAGAAGGAACGCGCAAAGATTGCGAAAACAGTCGTTGATTTGAGCGACGAGGAGTTGCGCCAGGCTTTGCGGCTCAATCAGGCATCGCGCGCCGAACTCAAACTTGCAGTACAGAATGGCAAGTTGATGCGCACGGAGACGAAAGAGCAAAAAAAGCTCGCTCAGCTTGTCAAAGACGACCTAAAGGGCATCAAAGACAAGATAAAAGCGCAATTTGAGTTCATTAAAGCTCTAAAGACAACCGAGGGACGCTATAACGCACTAAAGAAGGCGGGCGCGATGGGCGTAAAGGCGGGCGTCGGCATCGCCAAAGGCGCAGGGAAGGCGGCTTTAGGCGGTATCGGCATCGCGGCGGCAGCTGTTGGGGCGATTGCGAGCAATGCGGGCGCGGCTACCGACACTGCCGTCGAGCGTGAGCGAGCGGCGGCGCGTGTTCGAGGATTGAGCCAGGAACAGGCAAGCGAAGCCGTTTCGCGTATTTACTCCATCACGGGGGCAGATAGTGAACGGATCGTTGCGGCTATCCATGCCGTGCAAAGCGTATTGGGCAGGGGGTTGAGCGTTGACGAGCTGGTGCAGACGGCATCGGGCGAAGTTTTGAGCCCGGGCATTTCGGCGCTATATCGGCAACAGACCAAAGGCGACGTTAAGGCAAGCGCATTGATCGCACTTGCGAATCAAACGAGAGCATCGACGCGAGAAACGGGGGCAAGCGTCGAGCAAATAGCGTCGGCACGTGAATATTTGGCGAACACTGCCAATCGGACGCAGTCAAAAGCCCCGTTGCGGCAACAAGAAGCCGTTTATTTGTCGCTACTCAATAGCGGCGCATTTGACGATGAATCGGAAGTGCAAGAGGCGTACAAGCGGTTTATTTCACGCCTACAACCCAACGAGGACATCTTCGAGGCGGCGTCAAAGTTCGACTGGACGCGCGGGCTAACGACGACGAATCGGATTCAGGCGAGCAACGCGATAAAGGCGACGAATTGGGGGGCATTGCGCGCCATTGGCAATCAGCAATACAGCGGCGACGCGCTATCGTTGACGAGCAATGAGGAACGAGCCGTCCGAATGCGAGCGACTCAGGAACGATTGCAGGACGTGCAATTGCGCGTTCTGGAGGCTATCGACGCGGCAATCACGAAGATCGGTCCGGAAAAGCTCAAAGAAATGATCGATGGGGTGTTAAATCTTGCGACGGAGATCGTGACGCGGCTTTTGCCGATCCTTGTCAATCTGATTGAGACATTAGAGCCCGTGTTGCAACCGCTTTTAGATGCGTTGCTATCGCTTGTGGATTTGTTGGGCGAGGCGGTCGAATGGCTCAAAACGAACGACGTAGGCGGCAAGGCTAAGAGCGGATTCGATACGGTGACGAAAACGGGGCTCATAGGACTCATTCGGAGTTTATGGAGCGACGACGAGGACGGCATCCCGCAATATGAAGTCGGCGTAAGTGGTCATGCCAGGGCAGACGGCGGCGTCGCAAGCATTCCGACGATAGTTGGCGAGCGAGGGGCGGAAATGGTCATTCCGTTCGACTATGCGCGCCGAGGTCGTGCAAATAACCTTGTTCAGACATTCAATCAAACGTTCAATTTGGCGCAGAATCAGACGACGGCATCGAGTTTGGCGGCGACTATGCGCACAAATGGGAGGTGGGGACGATGAAATATACGGCAAGTTTTGGCGATACATGGGACACAGTAGCATACAAGGTTTGCGGCGACGAATTCGAGTGCGACGCCTTGCGACGAGCGAATAGACCGTATAGCGACGTTTTGGTCTTTGACGGTGGGGAATCGCTTATCATTCCGTCGGATATTGGCGAGATGAAAACGACGGAGGCATCGAGCGTCGTTTCTTCGGCGTCGGTGCGCGTTATCGCTGCGGAGTGGTAGGCGATGAAGTATTTGACTTTGGGCGATTTGCAGATCCCGCTTTGTTTCGTCTCCAATGTGAGTTGGAGCAAGACGAGCAAGACGACGACGGCTAGCGACGGGCGCGTTCGAGCTCGAGGATTTGGCGCGGTGGAAGTGTCTTTGCGCTTGTCTTTGGACGTGCCGACGTGCAGTGCATGGGGTTTGAGTGCGAGCGAGTGGATCGACAAGCTATCCAATCTTCCGGTGGAGCGAACGACGGGAGCTGCGCAATTGCAAATCGGCGAGTTGACGGTTTATCCGTCGGTGTTATTTGCCATTTCGTCAATCAATACGACGGAATCGAGCGACGCATCGACGACGGCGGCATCGCTCATCGAGTGCGATATAACATTATCTGGAGTTGCGACGGCGAAGGCGGTTTCGAGGAACGAGCAATTGTCGAAGGAGGATGCGCAAGCAGTGATTCCAGACGTAGCCATCGGCATCGAGGGCGGCTCGAATACGATTCAGCTTAAAGACGCATACGCGATAAACGAGTTTGTGCGAGCCAATGCGTCAATTCGTCTAGGATTTAGCGTCGGCGATGATTTGGCATTGCCCGATCGTGAGAGTTTCTTCAATGAGTTTGTGGCGCGTGGCTTCGTTGATACGGACGGCGTGAAATGGTACGTCGTAGACGGCTTGATCCTGGACAATGAAATCGCGGTCACGTGTAGTGCATTGCCCGCGAAGTCGATGCAAAGTGCGCATCGTACGTGGCTCGATGGCGCGTCTTTGCGTTCAATCTTTGTCGAGTTGGGCGACATGTGCGGTGCATCGAGCGTGGATTGTGGCATCGATGGAACTGTGAGCTATTGCCTTCTCAATGGTTCACCTTTGGCGGCATTGCAAGCCATTGCGAACGACGTGGGCGCGATTATTTACGCGCAAAACGCGCGTGTTCGCGTTCTACCGACGACGCGCAAGCAGGACATCGCCTATGCTTTACCGCTCAAAGAAACGCAATTTGACGTTATCGAGGACAACAGGGGCGAGGGCTTCGGCGGTGTGGACTGGTGCGACGGCGTGCGACGGTTTAAGGCGGGCGATACTCGCAAGAATTGCCACGTGGTGCGCAGTTCAATCCGCATGAACGCAAAAGCCGTTGCACAAGCCGTGCTGGAGGCGGAAAACTTCAAATCTCGTCGCCTTCGTATCTCGATGCCATTGCGAGACGACATCATCGTCGGAAGCGCTCTTTCCCTGGAGTTGCAAAACGAGCAAGTCGTGGTTGTGGTCAATAGCACGGAAAAGGACTATTTAAGCGAGATATTGACGTTGGAGGCGTTCGCGGTATGATTGAGCTTTGCTACATGATAATCGACGAGATGGGCACGGAAAAGGACGCGGCGGGGGCGGTTATGACTGCCACGGCGCATTGCGAGCACGAAGAAAACACGCAGTGCGTATTGCATTTGCCGCCCGCACTTCGTCCCAATCAATGCGACATAAAGCGCGGGGCGCGTGTTTTGGGCGCGTTCGATACGGACAACGGCGTCGGCGTTGCTTTGGTAGGGCTTGAGGGCGCGTTTTGGGGCTATCGCGTGAACGGCTCAGCAGGATTGAGCGTCGAGAAAGACATGAAGGTCGGCGGCGCTCTATCTGTAACGGGCGACGTAAGCGGCAAGGCCGGCGCATCATTCGTCAAAGACGTGACGACGAAGGCAGACGTAAAATCGCCTACTGTTTCATTGAACACGCATACGCATCCGACACCTTCGGGCAATAGTGGCGCGCCGATACCTACACCGACGGGGGCAAAATAATGGCAGACAATCGCTTGATATTTGAGAGTGGACGCCAGCTTGAATTGCTCAATAGCGAGCAATTATCATACGGGCGAGCACTTGCGACGAAGCAAACGACACGATACGACGGTTCGAAGCGACCGCAGGATACGAGCTATCGTGGCAGGGCACAGGCAAAGACGGCGACAATCGACGCCCGCATTATGCCTTATGACGGCAAATCGATTTCCGAGTATATCGCCAGATGTGAGGACGCAGTGGGCGAGCGCGTGCGATTGATTTACAACGGCAAAGACCAAGGCGAATACATCGTCGTGGGCGTTCAATTCGTGCCAGAAATTGACGCCACGTGCGGTGTCTTTGCTTGCAATATCTCATTCAGTTTAACCGAAGGCACAATTCGCTATCGAGAGCGAGTAAAGGACGTTGTGGTATGAGTATTCGAGAGACGGCACGGCACGTGGCGAACATGGTTTCATGCAGGAAGGGCACGCATTGCCTATTTCGCGCCTTCGGTTTGGGAGTGATAGACGATCCGGCGCCTTCGGCGATCACATTGGGAAGCGTTCGCGCCGAGTGCGCGAAATGGTATCCAAACATCGACGTGGAGCGACTGGAGCGAACGGGCGACGGAGAGTTCGCGGTTGTGATTAAAAGCGTCTAGGATTGAACGAGCGGCGATTGTGGCGCGATTCGGACAAAAGACGATTAAATACATGTCGAGACAATAAACGCGCAAATAGAAGCCTTTGCGACGAAATACGGGAGGGATGGAAATGGCACTAGAATTTATATCGGATATGAGCACGAAGGCTTTGTTCAATAGCATCAAAGCCCAATACAAAACAGAGACGGGAGAAGACCTGGAGATCGGCTCGAATGAGTTCGCAATCGCAAGTGCCGTCGCCTACGTCTTCGGCGGCATGGTAGAGCGATTTAACGACATGGCGGCAAATCGCTATATCGACACGGCGCGTGGCGAGTATCTGGACGCATTGGCGAAAAACCTAGGAGTGACGAGACCGAGAGCGACGCCAGCGAAATGCACTGTGCTCATCAGCAATCAGATAAATGCGGAAATCACAATAAACGCGCATTCAGTGACGATAGACGACGGCAACGGGCACGAGTTCGAGCCAGATTTGATTTACAAAGAGCCATCGGGCGGGGGCGGCGGTGTGATACAGACATTCGACGTTAAAGCAGGCGAGATTCGCGCATTGCAGTTCCGTTCCAAGACGACCGACGAATCGAATAATGACATCGCGGCATTTACGATGAAATTGGAGAAAGAATACGGAGATGGCAAGATCATATATTTGCAAGTGACGGAAACGAAAGGCGCAAATCCGAACGCATACCCATACACGACAGAGGGCGACGACGCATTTCGAGCGATAATCCCCGATATGGCGGCGCGTATCCGTTCGGCTGGTAGTCAAGCCTATTACAACGCCTGGTGCAGGAAATACAGCCCCTACATATTGGACGCTTATTGTTTGGTAGATGGCGACGATGGATTCGTTGCTGGCGAGGTGCGGATCTTTGTCTCTGTGATTGATGGTGCGGATTTGGCGATATTCGACGTTACGGCGATGAAACGCGCATTGGAGGCGGATCAGAACAGACCGATAAACGACTTCATCGCCGATGTGTCAATTTGCGGCGAGGAATATCCAAATGTTACCTACGATGTTTATTTTGATCCTATGCGCATCGGACGCGATAAAGCCGACGAGATAGCGGCGACGGCGTGCCAGCGGCTCAAAGACTACTACATGCGCAACATCGGCATGGACGTTGCGTTGCAACGGTTTAATGAGATTGTAGCGGAGCTCGATACGAGCGGCGGCATATTGGCGGCGCGTCAAATCGTAGAAGGCGCACAAACATATTCGGCGGAAGTTATGCCCGTCAAACAATCGAATATCGCGTCTAAAACGTTCAATTACAACGTAATAGCCAAGAACGACCAATAGGGAGGCGGCAATGAAGCTAACAGACGTTAATTTGAACGAGCTTTTGCCGATTTACGCGCAGGGGCAACCTATTGCCAACGCAATTGGCGAAGCAGTAGCGAGCGCGTTTGGCGGCATCTTCGGTCGGTGCGAGTCGCTTCCGTGCGAGGCATCGAGCGTGGCATGTGATGCAATGCGAGATGACGAGATAGACCGCGTGGCGAATGATTTACAGATTGTGATTTACGATCCAAGCGCCACGCATGAGGAGAAGGCGCGATTCGTCTATGAGTTTGCAGGCACTCGATACACTGCCGGGTCATATTCCAATCTCAAAAATGGCTTGTCTATCTTCGCCGACATTCCTGAGGGCGACGTGCGCATAGAGAGAGAATCCACATGGCGGTATTACATCCAACTAGAGAGCCCGCCCGCCGTGTCGACTGAACGACAGCGCATCATGGAACGACTGATTCCGAAGGCGCATCGAGCCGTGTTGGGATTTGATGGCCTGGATATCCATTACAGCGACGAGGGCGAGAGCCGTTTGTTCATACCAGCGGGCAATGCGTGCGCGGATACGCTAGTCAAGGGCGAAGCGAGCGTTCGACCCTTGTCTGAAGTGCCTTTTAAGGTGAATTTCGTGACATTAGGCGACCCGTCTCCATTCTCAATCGACATCACGAGCCATACGGGGGCCGTGTCTTATAACGAATACATCCCACGCAACAAGAAATTTAGGGTTACGGTATTGCCAGAAATATCGTTGACCCAAGCTATCGAATTTGACCGTGCCTTCAAGTTTGGCGGCGATCCTAAAACTATCACATCTGTAAAGCCCGTTGCGATGGGGAGCAGTACCTATACCGAGAAATTGCTAGAGGGTACTGATGGATTCTCTGATAAGCCATACTATTTGGACGGGCAAATCTTAAATGTCGCGACCGTAGATAGATTGCGAACGGCGATCAATCCGTTGCCTGTGTACTATTGGCGAAAAACATTCCCACTTTTCACCGATTCGATAATTGCATCGCAAGTAGACGTTTCGACAACGCCTAGTTTGTTGGCGAAGGATAAGGCGGCAATCGTGACGCGCTATTGCATCGCGATTGACTTTGCGAACGCGTCGCAATACGCCGCAGACGAGATCGGCGAAATGGCAGGAACAGGGATTCTTGAAGATTTTGCAGAGGGAAAATATAACGACCTTTTATTCAAAGAGTGGCTCAAACCGACCTATGAGATGGGGGTGGGTGGTGAAGAAACATGGGTAAATGCCTTTTTAGACAACGACCCACGGACAAGAGTTGCGAATTGGGCAGACATTATCGACGGGGAGGCTTATAGCGCGTCGTGTAGCGGTATGAATACAGTAGTTTTTCTGAAATGGGGCGAGGTGCAACAAGGCACACTCATCGCAAACACGGTTTTGTCGCAGTTGTCGCTTGAAGCGTGGCAACATATCTTTATCCCATACCCACGCGAATGGGCGTAAATCATAAAGGAGTAATAGAAAATGGCAGTTTGGAATGTTCAGCAAGTGACGAATTGGGGTTGCGCATACTTCGCGGCATCGAGTACAACGAAGCCCGTTAAAGCGACAGGCGGAGCGGTGAGCAATACTTCGTTCAATGTGGCGCAGGCGCAAGCCATCGACACGAAGGATCAGTTCACGGGAGCGTATTCGGATGTGTCGTCAAAGATTCTATCGCTATCAGTGACGGGGCAAACATTGCGCGCCGTCGTGCAATTCAAATCGACTGGCGACACGGCGCGAGAGTGCAAATCGGTTGCGTTATTAAGTGACGACAACGTCATCGCCATTCTTTCATCGACGGAGGTGATATTCACTATCCCCGCCGCAAGCACGTCTATCGTTGGCGTTAGCGTGGATTTTGACATCGTGTTCACGAATACAGGACAAGCAACCGTAGACGTATCGACGGCAAACACGGTGATGCAAAGCGACCTAGAGCGCTTTGTGTCATGCCACGTGGCGGGCGACCCGGACGCGGGGGAGGAGCAATACATCAAAGGCGAAAAGACGTTCGGCGATAAAGTCACTTTTGGGGCGGTGGAGTTCACGGGCGCAATGAACGTCGAAAACTATTTCGAGGCGCAACAAGTGAGCACGCCAGAATTCTTTCTATCGTCGAATAACGTCGCTTTATTGCATATCTGGAATCATAACATAGAGTCAAAATCGTTCATTTCTGCGGCATCGCAACCTTTAACAATTCAAGGCGACGCATTCCCACTAACGATTGAGGCGGATAAGGGGATATTCATCGAAGGCGACATCAAACCGTCGTATGATAACACGAACGAATTAGGCGGCGAGGATAACCGTTGGAGTGCTGTTTGGGCAAATGAAGTCAATTGCGACGGAGGATTCATAACCGCGGAAGTGCTAGAGGCTGGAAATCATGCACAATTCACTTTCGAAGGCTTTGTTAAGGCTTTGCAAGTCGCAAACAATGTTCCAGCAAATGGCACGTTTCAGTTTTTGAGAGTGAGAAAGGCATCAGTTTATACGGGTGAATCTATCACGGGCGGGAACAACGTTGAGGTGGTCGATATAGTAGCGAAATCATCTTCGCAATCATCCAATGACATAGTGTTTAATTTACGATCGACTGCAACTGCGTCGAATCAGAAATGGGTTGCTGTCTCCAGCGGAAAAGCCGTTTCAGTCACAGAACCCATCGACTGGATCTTCGTTTTAGCTGTGAGGGTGCCATAATGAACGCAGACTTTATCGAGCAATGGAAGCGCGATGCGGCGGCGGCAATCAAAGAATATGCACGCGTGCATCATCCGTTCAAGATCAAGAAGCTCAGCGGGTACTATCTGTTCATCGATACAAAGTCGAAGGCGTATGCCTTAGAGCTTCGGGGCGTCAAACCGAACGCGGGGGAAACGCGGCAGTGGGGGGCGCCTACGAACAAATGGCAGAAAGGCGAGCCGAGGCGCGTTTCTTTGCCGTATGGATGGAGGACGGTGACAAAAGAGCGAACGACGAGCAGGGGCGAGCGCGTGGACACTCCGAGCTACTACGGCGTGATCAGCCGCCCACAAAAGTTCTTTGGGCTCAAACGAAAGGGACGCTTGCGAGCATACGGCATCACACAAGAACACGTCGTTGTGCCGGTGTATAGCGAGCAAGGCTTCGTCGAATGGTTAGTCGAGGATCAGCTTGACGACGTTCGACGGATATTGGAGCAAACGGGATTCGAGAAACTGGAGAAGGAATTTTGAGAAAGAGCGCAAAGGCATTTAGGAAAACTCTTCGAGAATCGGGCGCGTTTTACACGCCCCAGAAACTCGCAATGAAGATGCGTGCACAATTGCCAGAGCACGTGGCAGAAGTCTACGATCCGACGTGCGGCGATGGCGGGCTTTTGCGCATCTTCTGCAACGACGTGCGCAAGTATGGCGTCGAGATAGACTGCGCGGAAGCGGAAAAAGCGCGAAGCATTCCAAATTCGACGATATTTGCGGGCGATACGCTTGCGGAGGACTACTTCCAAAACATGCAATTCGATACAATTATTGCGAATCCGCCCTTTGGCATCCCGTGGGCGCATCCAACCCAACAGCCAGACGAGAACAAAGCAAAGCGCGCGTCGGAGATATTCGACAATTATCCGACATACGCGCCTGCAAATTGCGCCGATTGGGCTTTCATTGCGCATATCTTGTACAAGTTGAGCGACAAAGGCACGGCGGTGTGTCTCATGGGTTTAGGCGCTCTCTATCGAGGACGAGCGGAAGCGAAGATCCGCGAGTATATTGTAGGCAGAGGCGTGTTTTCGCGCATCGAGCTCATAAGGGACGCGCAATTCGAGGACACTTCGATCCCCGTTGCGATGTTGACGATGCGCAAAAGTAGCCAGGACAAGTCGATCTTGTTTGTCGATGGGGAAGTTGAACGGCGCGTCGAGTATAGCGAAATCAAAGAAAACGGCTTCGATTTGAGCGTCAATCGATATGTGAACGCCGAAAAGCAGGAAGACAAGTGGAAAGACTTCGATCCCTATGCGCACGAAGAAATGATTCGCGCGATGGTGATCGAGCATCTGGACAAGAGCATCACGACGTCGAAGGCGATGTGCGAGATTGACCCATGCTTAAATCCAATCGACGACTTTTTAGACAGCTTGCAAGCGGCTATAAATAAGCATAGGGCGAGCGAGTCGAGCCCAGACAATCAAACGACCACGGAGGATTGCCTATGAGCGGAACAGCAACGACAATTGTTTTAATCGGCTTTTTGGTGGTGATGGGGGTAGTTGTGCCGATTTGTGGAGTATTTGAGAAAATCAGAGAGGTCATCAGCCTTCGATGGCTTGTGATCGTCACGATTCTAGCCTTGACGTTGGGGGCGGTCATCGACTTCGATCATCTGGACGATGCGTCGAGGCTAGCCATCATCATCGGTGGAATGATCATCGGCGGGCTTTTCGTTCTGCTTCGGACTTATGAAAAGTGCAAAGCGAAGGGATGGGCGTTCCCGTCTATTCCACCGATCGTTTTGAAGAAGGGCGACATAAGCGCCGAGATCGGCAACGCACGAGAGAACGACGACAGATAAAAAAATGCCTACCGTCGAGAAAACGAAAACCCACGGTAGGCAACAGGAGCGCAGGACGCGCAAAGGTTTTGACAGCCCGAAAAAGTGCATTTTGGAGGTGCATAGACGGCTTGCCAAAACATGGGCTCAATAGTACAAATTCGAGCGCGTGTAAACAAGAAAAGCACATCTCACGATGTGCTTTTCCCGTAATTTTTGTGCTATGTCTGCGAAGACGGCTTTTGCGTCAATCTAGCCAATGGCGCGATCGGAAATGGTCAGTAAGCGACCGAACCGCAGGATTGATTAAAACGCATCGACCATCGATGCAGGTCGGACTATAATCGAGCGTGCGATCGAGTGCAAGCAAAAAGTGCTATTTATTCGACTTTTTGTCCGTACAGACGACGAGGGCTTGCGTTTCGGACGTGATGACGAAGTCGGAGATATCGAAGTTGCGGGCGACTTTTGACGGTGTCAAGAGCTTGCGTTCCGAGACATCATCGAGCGAGCAGCCGAGGGCTTCGGCGAGTTCTTCGGGCGACGAGATTGCCCACTGTTTCGTTTTGCGCGTTTGCAGTTTTACAAGCTCGCTTTTTTCGCCGTAGCTCATGCGCTTTTTGAGCAGTGCGGACAAGGCATCGGCAATTGATGCAACGTCTTTCATCTTTGCGTAGATATTGGCAATAACGTCGATGGGGAGTTCGTCGTAGCTATTGACGTTGGCGACGAAGGCGGCATCGAGGGCGCGGGCGAGCGCGTTATTCTCGAAACACAAGTCACGGGCGGGGCAATATCGGCAATGATCGCCCGCATGGCGCGGCGTGTCTGCTTTGGCAAAAGCGGCGGCGTTGGCGCACATACCGGCAAGATGGGTAAATTCTGCGAGTTTGCAATAATTCAAGCATTCGCTTTTGATGTGGTTTGGGATTCGAGGTTGAATAATCACGAGTTCAAATCTCATGGCGTGCAAGCCCTTTGATGCACGTACCATCGAGGCGTAAAGGCGCAACTGTTCGTTGCCGTGGGCTTGCACTTCAACTTCGCCGGTTTTGAGGTCGAAGATATAAAGCCGCTTCGTTCGAGTATAGACCCAGCAATCAGGCGTTCCCCATATTTCGACGCCGTGTGCACTTTTTGCGAGTCTTTCTTCGATTCCGGCGCGTTCTACGATCTCTTCAGTGGCGGCGAGGTACTCAATCACCGATTTCACATAGCAATCGACGCAATCTTCGTAGATGTCGTTGCTGTGCGCGTCGGTCTCGAGGGCGGGCGGCGCCGTGATGTCGGCATCTGGAAAAGCCGCTTTTAGAGCGTCGTAGAGGCGTTGAGCGGCTACGGCATGTGTGCGCGTGCCTATTTCAGCAGCAGTGGACGAGGAACGGGGAAGCAATCCTTCGGCGAATGCAGAGTAGGCGCATTTCATCCATCGATGAGCGCTTGACGGTCGGACGGTGTTCAGTTCTTGTTTCATCGCTTTTTGTCCTTATAGAGTGAGAGTTCATAATCGGAGACGCCTTCGGCGTTGAGCTGTTCAATGGAGATACGAGGAGAGAGCCCGAGATCTTCGGCGGTGAGAGTATCGAAAAGTTTCTGCTTTTGTTGTGTGTTGCGAACAACGAGCTTGCGTTCGCTCATTCCATCGCCCTTGACATGAAAATCTGGAGTAACGACGGGTTTATAGTTGCGCGCCATTTCGTAGTAGCGAGCGCCAGGAACGAAGGGATGGGCGTTGACGAAGTCGAAGTCTTCGGGCACTTTCCCAGATAGTGCAATCTTCATTATGTCGATCGAGACGATAGCCGGTCGGACGCTTCGGGCAATGACGAAGAAGGCATCGAGGAGCGGCAATCGTTTGCCCTTATAGACGACGCCCCGTTCACATAGACGCGTCAATCCAGAGGCGTCGCAATCGTGCCCCGTGATTTCGATCATTTTGGCGATAGCCCGGCTTTCTTGCATATTGCCAAGGGCTTGCAACGCGGCGCGTTTGGTCTTGTAGACGACGCCACGGACTCGATAATAAATCGTCATGTTCGTTTTCTCTGGTTTTGAGTGGGTAAAAATACACGCCCAGACCATCCGGGCGTGCCAATTTTGGGAGATTGTGTCAGAATAATATTGATATTTACGCCATATTCTCACGTTGCGCAAGTCTTTTTAGATCATCGTCGCTACGATTGATGATCCAGTCGCCCTTATAGTCGAAGAAGGCGTCGGGGGCATATGCCATGCAGGCATCAATCGCGATACGTTCGGCGAGATCGTCGAGTTCGGCGTCGTTCATATCGACGGATACATCTACCGCCTTCGTTCGGCATCGACGACACAAGACGCGCTCGAGGTCGTCAATCTCGCTTTGCACTGCGGAAAGGTAAGAATCTTCGATCCCACTTTCACAAGCGCGTGCACGCTTGCAGATTCGTTCCTGGCATCGAGCGACGCCACACTTGAGGAACACGGCAAGCGACGGCATCGCGAGAAACGTGCGCATCATGCGGTGATGTTCGAGGTAGACTGCAAATTCGTTTTCGTCGAAAAAGCCGAGTTTGCGTTGCACGTTCGCGAAGCAAATGTCGCCATAATAGGAGCGGTCGAGCACGTGCCATCCCCCTCCGTCGGCGGCGTTGCATTGCGCATTCATCGTCGTGCGGAAGCGTTTTGCAAGCATGAACATTTGCATTTTGAATGCGGTCTCCTTCGGATCTTTGTAGTAGTCATCCAAGAATGGATTCGTGTCGCTTGTGGGCTCTTCATGCGTTTGCGATTTGAGCCCCAGCCGCTTTATCTCGGAAGAAATTTTGTGCGCAAGCGTCGTTTTGCCAGCTCCGATGTTGCCTTCTAGGATAATAACGCCATTTTCTATTACCATTGGTTGACCTCGCAAAAAGACGCCCAATCGTCGGACGCCATGTTATCGATTATCGTTCGTGCATTATCTGCTCCGAACGCAACAAAAATCGGCTTTACGCCATATTTGGCAAGCGTCGAAAATTCGGCGCGTTGAATGTCTGATAATTTGCCGCGATCGCTTTTGAGCTCGATGAAGGCGACGCGATTGTTGACGGCAACGAGATAGTCAGGAGCGCCAGCCCGCCCCGAAAATTCGAGCTTTCGAGCGATTCCACCTTTACGCTTGACGGCGGCAAGCATTGCACGTGCAACGAGTGATTCGGGCGTCATCATTGCCCCCTAACGAGAGCGCCGAGGATAGACGCCACGCGCTCATTTTCGGCTTTACATTTGGCGAAGGCGTGTAGGGCGTTGACGTAGGCGAGTAACAAATCGCCTTGCGAGTCGATCACCGGCTCAGGTGGAGGCGTGCACGCCCTAATGACTGGGATCGACGCTATCGGCACATATAAGTGATTTATAGGCGTCGATTGCGCTTTTGCGCACGCCATCATCGATGGGGACAACATCGAGATCACGAGCAACGCGCATAAATGCGTCGCGTGTATCGTCGGCTTTTTTCGTTTTCTCCAGGTATTCATCGTTGGCTACTTTCTCCGCTTGCAATGCGTGTTGCAATGCGGATAAATGGGCGACTTCGTTGGCGAGTTGCGCTTGCACGCGTGCAAGCTGTGCTTTCGTAGACTTTAGCGCGTTTGTGGTGAGCGCGAGGGACGCGACGAGCAAGACAAAAAGGACAATCGAAGCGATCTTCATAGCCCCTCCTAGTGTGTTGGGCTATGAGATACCACGGGCGGCAAAAAAAATCGACAAAAGAGAAAGAAATAATTTGACAGCCAAATTAAATGCGCCTATAAGGGACTCATCGACGCCAGGGTGGCGGCGATAAACGCGCCAATTAAGGCGCATGTGCTATGGAGAAAACGAAGATGGCTAACTTTAACGACCAAGTGAACAATTACATCGGACGCTATTTCGCACATCGACCGCTCGAAATTCGCCGAGTTGACACGATGAAGGCTTTTGAGCGCGCAATCTCTGGATGGATGAATGACTACTTCAATCCGGCTAGCAGTAAGTACAAATCGAAAGAAAAACTCGCAAGCATGGATTCAGTCTTTCAAGACGGGCAATTCGACGAAATGGACGAATGCGACATTCATTGCTCACTCTACATCCTCTACAAAGAGGAACACCGAGTGCAGAAACTCGCGGGGCGTTGCTTTTCGTGGGACAACATGGAGGAAGCGTTCATTGGCATCAAGGGCGAAGAACTTAAGCTCGAAAAGGGACGCTATTTGGGCAATCGCCAGGGCTTCTGCGTCCCACGTTTTGACGCAATGCAAGCGGCAGTGCTAATCACCGATTACGAAGTCGTTGCTTATGGCGATTCATACATCGAAGCCGACGACATGGACGAGGATCTTGTGCATTGCAACGTTTACGTCGGCTATGGACTAGTAGCAGACATCCATATCGACACGAAAGAATTCGACCGTTTCTTCGGACTCAAAGAGAATTTCCCGAAACAATACGACGAGATCTTCGGACAAGCAAAAGTGCCATACGCCGAGCCGTTCGACGCGCAAGTTGAAGCCGACGAGCAAGCAGAGACGGAAGCCGCTCAAATCGTCGCAGAGAACGCCATAGAGACGACGGACGACGAAGAAACGACCAAACACACGGCGAACGTAGAAAACGCGTCAGAATTGACGATAGACGAAACAGAATGCAAGGCGGTATGCAAATGGATGTTTGAGCGAGAGGAGGAGCGAAAAACGGAGGATAGCCTAGATGCCAAAGAAACGCGGGATGCGATAATGATTGTAGGAGGTAGGGGGGGGGGTGGATGAAGAATGCGAGGATTGCAAAAATACGCGTGAGGAACGAAATAAAGACACATAGAATCGCGATTTGACGCAAGACCAAGCAAACACACGGGCGAGCACAAAAAGCCCGTGTGTGGCGATTCTAGACATGATTTGAACTATCCGGAAATTCCGAATAGTTGGGGCGAGTCATTCGAGCTTTTCGAATAACTCAAAATGCGGTGGTGCAAGAGATGAAAAAGGATGATTTGTGGATAGAACAGCGAACGTGGGAATGGCACACTGGGGAGACGAAAACACAGCGCATCCAAGTGCGATTCACCGTCGAGGATTTAAAACGAGTTGAGGACATGGCGGCAAGTCTAGGAACGAGCCGCGTTGAGTTCATACGGTCGGCAATCGACTACGTCGTGCGACATTTGGAGGTGCAAGCATGAGAGCAGGAACGAAAGAGAAATTGAAAGTCGCTATTCACGACACGTTGTGCGGCGTCGTTTTGGGCGTCTTAGCTGTGTTGTGGCTTTGCGCGTGCATCGGAATATTCGACTAGGGACGCGCCATGCAACTAACAGACGAGCAAAGCCGCATCGCGCAAGAGCTCATCGACCGCCCCTTCGTCGCCCTTTGGGCAGACATGGGGGCGGGCAAAACAGCGGTCACTTTAACCGCGGTTTTTGCTCTTTTGCAGGAAGGAAAGATAGACCGCGCGATCGTCGTTGCGCCCCGTGCAGTTGCAAACGACACGTGGACGAGTGAAGCCGCCAAGTGGTTTGGGGACGCGTTGCGCGTCGTCGTACTCAGGGGCGCTCAAAACGCCCGTATTCGCGCGAGAAACGAGCAGGCACATATTTATACAATCGGGCGCGACGGAGTGGCTAAAAAAGGAACTGGAGAGCCCAGCGACGATTTAATCGCAATCGCGGGCGACGCCAGTCGAGCACTGCTCATCGTCGATGAAGCATCGAGCATCAAAAACCCATCATCAAAACGATTCAAGGCACTCAAAGCCATTCAGTGGGGACGCGTCATCGAGTTGACGGGGACTCCAGCGCCACAATCATTGGCGGACGTGTGGGCGCAAATCTACTTACTAGACCGAGGAAAAGCACTAGGTCGCAACATTTCGGCGTTCCGACGCGCCTTCATGGAGTGCCAGACGTTCCGAAACTTCAGAGAATGGAAGATGAAGCCGTCGAGCGAGCGCATCATCTTGCAATCGATTGAACACCTGGTGTTGCGCGTCGAAGCCCCGCCCCCTTGCGAGGTCACAACACACGACATCTTCGCAGAGTTGAGCCCCGAGGCGTTGAGGCAATACGAGACGATGAAACGTTCATGCGCGTTGAGCCTGGACAAAACGACTATTACGGCATCGAGCGCGGGCGCACTGGTGCAAAAGCTCGCATCATTTGCATCGGGCGGGCTTTACGACGAAGAAGGCAACGCGGCAAGCGTGCATCTGGACAAGGCACGCGCGCTTTGGCGGTTTCTTCGGGAGCGTACAACGCCGACGCTTGTGTTTTACTGGTTCAAATTCAGTCTGGACGATATCGAGCGAGCGGCAAAAGCCGCCGACAAGTCGTTCGAGGTGTTCGACCCATCAATGCACGGGCAAATCGAGCGATGGAATCGAGGCGAGATCGACGTGTTCGCCGCCCATCCACAATCCGCAGGCATGGGGCTAAACTTGCAATTTGGCGGCTTTACCATTCTGTGGTACACCGTCACGTGGTGTAGTGAGCTATGGCTTCAGGCGAATGCGCGTCTTGCACGTCGTGGGCAATCCCATGCCGTCGAGGTTTATCGCCTAATCGCACGCCATACCATCGACGAGCAAATCGCCGAGCGGTGCGGGCAAAAGGTCACGGCTCAACAATTGATACTTAATTATTTCGCATAGAGAGAAAACGAACAATGGAGACAAAAGATGGCTAACTTCAATGAAAATGTGAATTGTGTCATTGGTTACATTCTGAACTCGAAAGAATTCTTCATCTACAGAACGTGGGGGATTAAGGAGTTCGCTAGAATGATCCACGACGAATTGTATCTTCTCACGAATACCTATCGTCTGTTCATTCAATACAAGACAACGCATCGCGTAAAAAAAGTGGCTGGACGTTGTTTCTTGTGGGATAACTCGCATGGAGACCACATGGCAGATCCTGGCAACGGCATCGAGTTGCGAAGCATAAACGATGCAAGCCAATACGATTGCGAAGGCTTCGGTAATCCCAGATTCGACGCCGTTTCGGCGGCAGTTTTCATTACCGATCAATGCGTCTTTGTGTATGGCGACGTGAAGATCGAGGTGTATGATATTAGCAGAGATAAAAAACACGTTATTTGCACTGTATCTTTGTGCGGATTCATAGTTTCAATTTTCAGAATCCCGGCGGAAGTGTTCGACCGTTGTTTCGGTCTGAAGGAGAATTTTCCGGAGCAATACGAAAAGCAAGTTGAAGAGAAAAACGATCTCATCGAGGAAGCAAAACGAACCGTAGAATTGTGCAAGAATTTACTATATTTGACCAAGCAGGTGATAGATCGATCCGTTGATTTGATGCAGGGCGCGATTATTGAGATTGAGGACAGGTCAGATCAAGACGTTGAATTGATACAAGGCGCGTTGATAGATATCGAGGGTAGGAAGCGCGAATTGGACGACACGCTTTATAAATTGACGCAAAAATAGGCGAGAAGAGAGGAGCGAAGATGAAAACTACGAGTTGGAGAATAAAGGGCGGGTTTGGACTCGTCGGCGAGGTTTTGGACGAGTTGTCCCATGCCGACCGCGCGTGGAACGCGTGCGGGTGGGGCGAGTCGGTGCGCGAGACGATTGACGAGGCTATCCGCACTTATAAACACGAGGTGGAGAAGATGGACGAGAAAGTGGAGAACTTGATAGCCCAATTCAACAACCACATGTAGATGTAGACAAAGACATGAGGAGAGAAAAAGAAGATGGGTTTCTATATAGCATTGCTATATGCGGGATATGGAGCAGAAACCGTCGTTCCGTTATTCATGATCGGTTTTGTCATTTGGGGTTGGTCTGGTTTGGCATCGGATATTTTAGAAGGCGATTTCTAGTATTTCACATAAAAAGGAGGCATCTTATGAGGACAGACGAAGAAATCATCGCGGAAGAGAACATGAGGTTTTTAGCATCGGTATTGTTGGAGATTATTGATTACATGTCAAAAAAAGACTTAGTATTCTCCAGCGCTTTCTTGGACAGGTATTATGAACGTCTCAAGGACATAGCCGAAAATGGAAACTCTGCAATATAGAAGGAGAAAACGAACAATGGAGACAAAATATGGCTATGCGCGGGTTTCGTCGAAAGACCAAAACCTAGACAGACAAATAGCAGCGCTCAATGAAGCGGGCGTGGAACGAATCTTTGCCGACAAGCAGTCGGGCAAAGACTTCGAGCGCGTCGAGTACAAGCGCATGTGCAAGCAACTTCGGCGCGGGCGACGTGCTTTTTATAAAAAGTATTGACCGCCTGGGGAGAAACTACCGAGAAATCATCAAGCAGTGGCGGGCTATTGTGGATAAGTCTGTGGACATTGTCGTGCTAGATATGCCACTACTGGACACACGGCGCGAGCAGTCCCTTATCGGCACGTTCATTTCCGACATCGTCTTGCAAGTGCTATCGTTTGTTGCGGATAATGAACGCGCCAATATAAGAAGCCGCCAAGCCGAAGGCATCGCGCAAGCACGTGCTCGCGGCGTTCAGTTTGGACGACCAATCATCCACCCCCCCAGCAATTGGGCAGAGACGATAGATGCGCTCGAGCGCGGGGAACTAAATAAGAAACAAGCAGCCGACCGCCTAAACATGCCACTATCGACTTTTTGTTATAGGTTGAACAAATGCAAAGAATCGCTTTAGCCGTCGCGCTTTTTCTTGCCGTTCCAAGCCCAGGGCGAGCCGACGATGCGCAATGCGTTGAGAATGCACGCGCCCATGCGCACGAGATTTGCGAAGCACTCAAAGCGCAAGGTTTGCCGACTGAATTGTCCATGCTTGCAGTCGCAGAGAGTTGCGGCAAGCCGCATGCAGTATCGAGCAAAGGCGCGGCGGGTCTGTGGCAACTCATGCCATTTATCGCGCGTCACTATGGCGTCGAGGATAGACACGCCCCATCGGATGCCAGCAGAGGCGCCGCCGCTTATCTCGCTTCCCTTTACCGGCGCTTTCAGTCCATCCCGTGGACGGTTGCGGCGTACAATGCAGGCGGGCACAATCTCAAACGCGCGACGGGCTATCGCAAGGGAATGAGCATCGAGGAGGCGCGAGCGTTTCCAGCGGCTTACGCGCTTGCACGCCACGTGCAAAATCTCATCGACGAGTTCGGCACGTTGTGCGAGTGAGGGCACAAAAAAAAGGCATGAGCCGCAAAGCCCATGCCCTTTTGCGCGCGGAGACGTTCACCTAAATGCAGGGAGAAGGAGTTTCTGAAACTTAGTCAATCGCCATCCACGCGCCAACAATTATGCGCCCATATCACGAGACGGGGGCGCTTGTCAATTATGCCTTCGGGAAATAATAGCCAATCGTCATAAACTCGCCATTGACCACGGCGATCTTTTCGTCGTCAATCAGACCATCGATCGCATCGCGCGTGATCTCGCTATTTCTCACACGTTGTGTTGTGCATCCAATCGGTTATGCCACTTTCGCGCGTGTATCGTGTTCCATCCGCACCAACATATACGTTGCGCGAATGCTTTTTTGCTCTAATTCGCATTGCATCCACCTATCCATTCACTGGAAAGTAGAAGCATGCGGCATTGCCGTCGACTTGCGTTGCGTATTTGATCATCCCAAGACCTATCAGCGACGCCAGGGATTGCGGATATTCATCACAATTGCCCAAGAGTTTATCGAGCGTTTGCGACGAAATAGCCCAGCCGTATCGGCGAATGATAATCATGATCAATTCCATCATCGACTTCGAGCAAAAGTCGGGATCGTCGGCGTGCCCTTCGCAGATCGTCTCAAAAGCCGCAACGCAATTGAATGCAAGCAATTTGTCGGCAATCTCTTTCACAGTGAGCGCCTGGTGTAACGTTTGCCCCTTTTGCAATACATGGTTCATAATATTGACCATTTCAAGTGCCAGCAAGTGTTGCGCCTCGCTTGACACGGCATCCATCTTCAGCAACGCGCGAAGCGTTATGTCGTAGGCGCGTTCATCGTCTGGAGTGATTAAATCGCGGCTTTTGTCTGTTTCGTTTTCTCTCATCGTTTTCTCCGTTTGGTTTAGATGGGCTCATCATACGCTGAGCAAGTCGAAGTCGTGTAAGCGCTTTCTTCGGAGCGCTCAATCGTGATATGGCGCGTGAATCGGACGACGGCTTTTCGCTGTCCAATCTTGCACGCCGTCGAGTTCAGCTTGTCAAACTCGCAAATCTTTTTGATTGCGCGGCGGGCGGCATCCGACAAACCGTATCGAATGCACACGCCGTCTATCTCACTATCCATCAATGCTTTTCTCTTTTCGTCGTTACTCATCGTATGAATCCGCTTCGAGGCGGGCAATTTCGCGTTCTAGGTAGGTGCACGCCTTTCGCAAGTCTGGGATCGGATCGAACGTCTTTCGACCGGCGCGACAAATGTATTTGCACACGTTGCCGAGATTGAAGTTCAAGTCGAAGGCTTCGATCACATCAAACACCTCGATCCCGTTGCTTTCGTAGTAATCGCGTTTTTCTTTCATCGTTTCCTCTCAATTGTCGAAGGGGCGCGTCGCTCATGCCGAGCGCCTGTGGGTGATATGTTGGCTGTTTTCAGCATCTGCGGTCGGCGGAATTGTCGGCCGCAGAACAATGCGCCCAGCATGAGTAACGCGCCCCAAGGGTTAGTTAACGGGAAAGCGTTCATGTTTGATTATGATTCCCAACGATAGCGAGGCGGCTCAGGCTTGGCCTCGCCATTGCGGAGCGCATCAATCGTGCGCACGAACTCTCGCCATGCGCTCTCATGTGTTTGCCCCGTAAAGGCGTTTGTATCAGTACCCACGAATGGACGCGGGCATCGCTTGTGGGTTACGTCGTAGTGTCTCACGATATGGTCGGTTGGTATGCCGTATTCTTGCGCCAGATACGCAATCAGGCGCGCCCCGTTGGCAAGCGTTTGCGGCGTGAAGTACCAATCATTGCACGAGACACCGCCCGACGAGCAATCGATCTTGCACTCGCACAAATCGACGCCGATCGAGTTGCCATTATAGCACGGGATCAGCTTGTTCCCGTCTTTTGCGCCCACGTGGTAGGCGGCGTATTTGACGGGCAAGAGCTGGACAATGCGATCGCCGACGAGATAATGCGTCGAAGCCGCCCTTGACGAGCGGGCAATTGCGCGCGCAGCCGTGCCTGGATCGCCTTGCGTCGCTATCATGCCAGTGTAGTGGACGACGATCCATTCAATCCGCTCGCTAGAGTTGCGGCGACGCCATTTTTTGACGCCGCCCAAGTCACGCACCGTCAAGCCGTTCGATATGTAGACGATTGGACGTCCCATCATGCGCACCTAGAACGGGAAGGAAGCGGCATCATCATCGAAAGACGACGACGAGGATTCAGAAATCTCATCCGCCCATTCTTCGGCGGCGCTCAAATTGTGCGAGCCACTGCCAAGGGCGATACGTTCGCCGCCGCCGACGATAAAGACGTTTTGCAGAATGCGCGATATCCCGGTCTTTTCTGGAATCTTGAACGGGAAAAGCTCGATTGCGACGTGGGCGATTTGTCCACTATAAATCGAATCTTCGTCGGTAGCGTTTAGCGCTTTGCCTCGATTGTTGCACGCCGAAATGTCGCGTTTTGACGAAGCAGTGAATACGATGTACCCTGCGTATTCTTCGGGGTAGACCGAACCGGACGGACTAATCTCGCCAGCGACTTTGATCCCAAGCATAGCTCGCGTGAGTGCGGGCGATGGGTTATCAGGGAACGACGCCTTCGATAGCTCATCTTGTGCGACGCGCCATGCTTCAGCCACGCCACGTCGCCAAGCCTGAGCCGCCTCGCTATCGTTGGGAATCATAATCAAACATGAACGCTTTCCCGTCTTTTCATCAGGTGTAAAGAGTCGAGGGTAAGCAATTCGGACGTTGCGCAAGCGCAATTTCACGGACGTTCTAGCCATGATCGTTTTCTCCATTTGTAAATGTCGCCTCCAATGGCGACGAAAGGGAATATAGCACGAAGTGGGGCAATGGGCAAATCTTTTTAGCAGTCCACAAAGTGCAAGAGGACGAGCAATCGTCGGCATTGGCATCGAGGGCAAGACCACCGACCCACAAAAACCACATGAGCACGATCGGACGCGCAGACCAGAGCCAAAAACCACACGTGACCAAAAACCACAAAGCGACCCACACAAGAACCACAAAAGATCCACAAAGACCAAAAACGCGCAAAGTGGCTTGTAGAGCGGTTTTGCAGAGTATTCGACACGCAAAAACCACAAAAACCGCAAGAACCACATAGCCACGTGGTTCTTTGTGGTCATGTGGATATTTAGGGGGGTATAGTCCATATTTTTATATTATATTATATATATATAAGAGCGAATGCGAGTGCGAGTGCGAGTGTCCACACGTAGTGGTGGTTTTTGTGGTTTTTGTGGTTCTTATTCGCAAACCGTTGATATTGCTTACTTTTCTCGATTTTGAACTTGTGGATCGCTTGTGGTTTTTGCGTGTGGTTTTGTGGGCGTGTGGTTCTTGTGTGGTTTTTGGATCGCGCGTAGCGCATTGACTACCAGAAACGGGAAAAGCCCGCTAAAAGCCACATGTGGAGGCAGTAGGCAAAGTTGATGCGTATCACGTGCGCGTAGCGCACTGCGTATCAGATGGCTAGAGTTGCGCCCGCCAAACCGAAAAAACGCAAATGTGTTTTTGCCGGCTTTGTGGTTTTGTGGATCTCCGCTCCCCACTCATGGTAAACGGAAGATCGGAAACCTCATTTGACGTCTGCGTCGAAGTTGTGGTAAGCGTAGGAATCGGAGGTTGCTATGGATACGATTAAGTGCTCATGTTTCAGGAATATCCAATCAAAAAAGGCAAGCGAGATTATCACGCTTGCGGACTTCGTCGAGCGTATCAAAACACACGACGACAACGTCATAAAGGCGCGAGCATACCTAGCAGCAGGCAATCGCGAATGCTACGATGCGGCGAAGAAGACGCTACCAGCCTATACCATCGGGCGAACGTTCGACCATGACAAGCGGAGCAATCAAAACGCCCACGCGCAAGGCGTCATCGTCATCGATGTGGACGGCATCGAGCCCAGCATCGTCGAAGCTGTGCGTGACGCCTTCGCCTTTTATCCATCATGCCTACTAAGTGCCATTTCATGTTCTGGTGCTGGCGTCTTTGCCGTCATCAAGGTCGATCCAGACTTGCCAGCCAGTCGCGAAGGAGTCGAGGCATTGCAACAAGACGTGACCGCCTATCTTCGGAGCCGTTTTCAAGACGAATTATCCGAAAAATTCGGACATGTGGACGCGTCGTGCAAAGATCTTGCACGCCTTCGCATCACGACGTTCGACCCAGATTGCATCGCCAATGAGAATGCGACGACGTGGCAAGGGGCGACCGACTGGGGTAAGCCCAAAACGCGCCGAGAGCTCATTGCCGACAAGTGCGATCGAGCATTTGGGCGGTCGAAGCTAAACGAGCTTGCCACACTCTTTGGCGGACTTCGAGACGGGAAGGCAGGAGACGCCCAAGTTGGCGCGGCTTTAACATGCCTTGCACTTGCATCGCGCGGCAATGTTTACGGGCGCGTCTATTCCGAGACCTACTACCCACTACGGTCACAAAACGTCATTGTGGGCAAAGCAGGCGCAGGCAAGACCACGATGGTTATGTCACTCATGGACATCGCCAAGCAATTGGGAGTGAAACTGATTAAGCCCGCATCCGATGCGGCGCTATCGCACTATGTTGCGAATGCAGGTGCGAAATATTGCGATGTTGATAAGGTTTGGAAACCCAAAGATGTGCCGGATTCGCTTTTTGAGATTGTGGACGAGGCGGGCATATCGCGAGGCATTGACAAGCGACGAGACTATGCGGCAAAGATGGGCGCAATTCGGCGCGAGCTTTTCGGTGACAAGATGATTATTTCATCGGCATTGACGCGCGAGGCGCCAGACTTCCCAGTCCCCACGCGCTACACTTCGATCATGCTTGCGACGACGAAGTCATGGGCAGACGCCATGACGGCAGACGACGCCAAAGCAGGCGATGCACGGCGCATTCTGGAGTTTTGGTTGCCGTCGGCTTGCGAGGGGGCGACGAGCGACGAGGAAGCAATCCGAATGATTATGCAGTCGGGGCGAAGTGCTGCGAATGTTGATGCGATATGGGAAATCTTAGAGCCCGTCGCAAATCGGTGCATGTTCCCAACGCTTTTGCCGTTGCGATGCAAGCCCGATGAAGCGTTCGAAGTGTTTTGCTTGCTTGAAAAGTACAAACACATATTGGGCGATATGGATGAGCGCATTGCCTTTGGATCGACGGTGTTTGCAGTGTTGGCGGCTCATAATGCCATATTACGAGGATCGGACGCCATCGAGGCGGAAGATTTGCAAGTCGGAGCGGCTATTGCTTGTGGCGTTCTTGAGAATCGGATCAATATCCGAAATTTGGGCGCCGACCCAGTCGAGACAGAAGAAATTAAGGTGATTCGCGAGATTCGCCAGTTTATGGAAGGGCGGAGCGTTCGGCTCGACGTTCTATCGAGGCGCTATCAATCCGCCCAGCGACAATGGGATGTTGTACGGCGCATGATGGCAAATGGCGAAATCATCAAAGATCGGACGCAGGTGGGCGGGCGCCTTCGGACATTATGCAGACTTGCGACCGATGAAGAGTTGGCAGAGACTGTAGCGACGCGAGAGGCAAAAGCCGAGGATGAAGCCCAGCAAGACACCCAGGCGGAAGCGACGACCACAAAGACCACAAAGACCATGGGACAAGCGCAAGCCGCGCGCAATCGCGTTTCCGATGATGTAGAAGTAATCACAAGAGATTGCGGTAAATCATATTCTGAATGCGACCAAGTCGAAAAAGAGAATCGGATTGTTCGTTATCTGGATAAATTCACCGAAAATAATCCAATCATTCAGGGCAATCGGGACAACGCCTTCAATAAGCTAGCCTTTCAGCTTCAAGCCGTCGGCATGTGTGACGAGTTCGCAAAGCAAGTTCTAAAGGTCTATATTAAGCAATCAGGATTGAGTGAGAGGGACGCCAAGCGCTTGACGCGCGACCGCGTCATTTCGTAGGTACTACCAGAGGGGGACGCCCTAGTCAGCACTTGCAGGTCGAGACAGTCTCTGCCAACTCTTCATCGGTCGCAAG